TGTGCTTCCAGCAGAAACACCAATCAGTGAAGAACCATCTCCATAAAATTTGGTTGCACTGACAATTCCAGTTGTACCATAAATCGTTACACCAGATCCAACCTTAAGAACATCTGTTGTACCATCAAGGGTAATGCTTGAAGATCCAACAGTTAAAATACCAACAACTCTTACATCACCATTCACAAGAAGTGCTGTTGATCCAGATCCTACAATGTGAACTTTTGCTTGTGGATTTGTGGTTCCTATACCAACATTAGAAAGTGTATGAATTCCAGCAGAGTTTCCTACCCAATAATTAATGTAAGCACCAGAGTTTGCATCAACCCACTGAGTTGAATCACCATCATCATAGTAAACTTTCAGAACACCAGATGTACTGTCCCACCAAAGAGTACCAGAAGATGTGACACCATATCCAGAAGGTGAAGACTCACTGATGATTGCGAGTGCTTGTGATCCACCGTTGGCATCAATCCACTGAGCACTATCGCCATCATTATAGTAGATCTTAAGGTCACCATTGTTGCTGTCCCACCAAAGATTTCCAGCAGTTGTGGAAATTCCTGGTGGTGTCGTAGAGATTGAAACTGTTGTTCCACCAAGATTTCCAAGATCAACAATAATAGTGCTTCCGTATCCAGTGACACTTAATCCAGTTCCAACAAAGTTAATATCAGTGAATCCAACACCGATTCTTGCTGCTGGTGTAATGAGACCTGACTGTGGATTTGTTGCGGTAGATCCAATACCAATACCAGCAGTAAAGAGTTGTCCATTCTGATAGAGATCGCCCTTGAAGAAGAGATCGTCTCCAACATAAAGATCACCACCGGTCGTTGTGATTCCACCAGCAGAGGCAAGTGTTGTAATTCCAGTAACTGATAATCCACCACCAACAATAACATCACTTCTTGCTGTGATGATTCCAATAGAATCAATATTGGTTACATCCTCATAAGTCAGAGTTCCACCAATTGAAACATTACCACTGAATATCGCACTGGTTGCCGTTAAGAATCCAGAGATATTAACATTATCAAGTTCAGTGTGACCTGTTACATCCAGTCCACCATTAGAATCAATGAGTCCTGTAAATGTGGAGACTCCAGAAACCAGAAGACTTGAAGCAGTCGCAAATCCAAGAGAAGCATTGGAAGCATTGACCGTTCCAAAGGTTGGAGTATCTGAGAGTGTGATGGTCGCAATGTTTCCACCAGCATATCCAGTGACTACAATATTAGAAGTTGGAGTACTTACAAAGTCAAGTGTCGTAATACTTCCTGAAGTTCCAACAACACTACCATTATCTCTAACTTCAATACCGTCCAGAGTACCAGCACCAGCAGCAGTGACTGGTTGCCAACTCCATCCACCAGATCCATCAGCAACAACAACTTGATTAGTAAGTCCAGCAGAGTTGTTTGTATTATCATAGATTCCACCACGAAGGCGAACATCACCCAGAATATCCAGATCATATGCTGGATTTGTGGTGCCGATGCCAACATTTGAGAAGGTGTGAATTCCAGCACTTGTCTTGACCCAGTTAGAAGCAATGAACTCCTGACCATTTTGGAAGAGAAGACCATTAAAGTTTATATCTCCATTAACATCCAATAGTCTTGAAGGATTGGCAGAATTAATTCCAACTCTTCCAGAATCGGTTGTATTGATGACAGTTCCACCAATACCAACATTCAATCTGATTGTGGTTGTAATTCCAGAGACATACAGTTGAGTCGCTGTGACAATACCAAGAGTCGTGATGCCACTTGAATTGATGTTCGTCAGTGTGGCAGCAGTGCTGGTAAGATTGGTGATGATTCCAGTGTTTACAAATCCGTCTGTAGCAGTCAGATTTGTAAAGTTTCCATTCGTATAGAATAGATCTGTACCAGAAATTGTGGTTACAACACCAGTGAGAATGTTTCCAGTTGTCAGATTGCCCGTTGTATAAGTCAGATTTGAACCAGAGATTGTGGTTACAACACCTGTAACAACATTCGCAGTTCCAAAATTACCAGTGGTATAAGTTACATTGGTGCCATTCAGGGTCGTGATCGTTCCGACACCAGCATTGACTTGACCATTGAATGTGGTTGCCGTAACAACTCCAGCAACATTTAGATTCGTCAGTGTGCCAACAGAAGTGAGTGAAGAGTTGACAACCGTTGGTCCAAGAGTTGTTCTGTTCAGTACAGAATCTGTTCCTGCCTTAAAGTCTCCACCAGTAGTAACACCAAGACCGATTGAAGATTCTAAAGTATTCGCAGCATTATTATAAGTAAAGGTCTTGACAATGTTTGCCGAACCAATCCCAATACCAGCACCATCTAGAAGCAGATTTGTTCCTACGGTGGTGGCAATACCGACTCTATAATCGGCAAGTTCAATCGTTGTGGAGTTGACAACAAACTGTGTACCATCTACATAGAAGTCACCTTTGATTCTGACTGCTCCAGTATTGTCTCCAACACCAGCAGGATCAATGACAATACTAGAAGGTCCAGTAATTGTATTGTTGTTGATATTGATTCCAATTCCAGAATCACCAGTTGAGAAGTTCTGAGCATAGACAGTTCCTGTGACTGTGACACCAGTTCCAAGAGTCTCAAACTTCTTGGCATTGTCATAGTACAGACTTACAGATCCATCACCAACAAAACTTGCGAAGGTCTCAGTTCCAGCGGCATTCTCAAAGAAGTGCTGACCAGATCTGTAGTACAGAATGCCAGTGTCATTATCAAGATATGCTGCTCCACCGTCGTGGAAGATACGCATATCATCATCAGTACCAAGATAAATCGCATCACCATCACCTAGGTGAATGTGATCTTGGAATGTTGATACACCAGATACAACCAGGCGAGTTGCGTTGAGGTTGGTGATGTTCGCTGTTGTATTCTGGATCGTTGTGATCGTGGCGACACCAGAAATTGAAACATCGTCAAGGTCAGTTTGACCATCTACACTGAAAGCATTACCAACATAAAGATCAGTCGTGAATGTTCCGATTCCAGCAAATGTAGAAACACCAGATACATTCAGATTATCTAACTCAGTGTGACCAGTAACATCTAGTCCACCATTGGAATCAATGAGTCCAGCAAAGGTAGAGACTCCTGATACATTGATATTATCTATTTCGGTGTGACCAGTTACATTAAAGATATTTCCATCAAAGGTCAGATTAGCATTGTCCTTGAGGCTACTACCAGCACCGACAAGAACAATTCTATTGTTTGTTAAGTTTTCAACCGTAACAGAGTTTGCTGTGAGTCCACCATTCGCATCAATTACACCATCAAAGGTAGAGATACCAGCAACATAAAGTTGACTCAGAGTTGTAATGCCAAGAGTTGTGATTCCAGATGCCTGAATAGATGTAATATTCAGTAGTCTTCTGTCGTTTGATAGAACCTCATTCGTATCAACATAAAGTGATCCGACAGTAACGATTCCAGATACTGTAAGATTGGAAGCAGAAAGAATTCCAATCGTAGAAATTCCAGTAACACTGATCCCAGTACCAACAAACTCACCATAGAATCTGGTTGCCGTTACAACTCCAGTTACAAGTTCATCACCTTGAACATGTAGTCTAGAAGTGGCATTTGAAAGTCCAATGCCAGTGTTTCCAGAAACATAGGCACCACCAGTAACTTGTAAATTTTGTTGAGAAACTCCCGAAGAAGTTTCCATATTGACCAACAAAACACCTTGATTATTAATCTTGACTCTGTTTGATCCAGATACGGATGGTTTTTGTTCGTAGTTAGAGGTTCCAGTCTGGAAGATAATTTCACTATTTCCAGAACCCTGCTCTGCTCTAATATAAAGTGTTCCATTGTTATTCTCAAAAGCAGAGCTAGATTGTCCAGGATCTACAAGAGAAATCCAAGATCCATTGGAATCATAGATTGCCAGGTTGGAGAATGGATCAGTGAATCCAATACCAAGATAGGATGAAATATATCCACCACCAGTGACTTGTAATTTTTGATTCAGAGTTCCTGTTGAGGTTCCACTACCAATGAAAACTGGACCATTCGCAAAGGTAGAAACTCCAGAGACTCTGATTTGTTCAGCATCAAGATAATCAAAGTCTGCTCTTCTAGCATTGATTTGAGTGTCGGTCAGTTGAATTTCACCAACCGCCAAACGAACACCATTAGGTACAAGTGTTGAACCTACACCTACAGCATAGTTAAACATCCAAGCATCAGTTGTACCAAATCCATAAGAGTTGGCGGCAACCCACATCAACTGCTTATAAGTTGGTGGTATAGTACTAAAACCAGTGAGAGAAAGATCTACTAGTGGAGAACCTTCAGTTGACGCAATCGCAATACCACCGTGATTCGCAGTAATATCAGTTGAAATATCATTACCAAAAGCATCGGTAGTAACACCAAGAGTAATTTCTTTGTCAAGAACTTTTAAGTCTTGTGCGACAATAACGGTTGATGTTCCACCGATACTTAAGTTTCCTTCAATACGAACATTGCTATGGAAAGTTGCTGTAGTATCATAGACATCAAAATCAGTCAGAACATCTAAACTTGTAAGTGTAGATACTCCAGTAGCATTAATGTTACGAACAGTAAGTTCATCAGCAGTGATATCATCTTTTACATAAAGATCACCACCAACATAAAGATCACTTCCAAAAGTTCCGATACCAACAAAAGTGGATACTCCAGAAACATATAAAGTTGTTGCTGAAGAAATACCTAGAGTACTTACACCAGTTACATCAATATTACGAGCATTAATCTCATCAACGGTCAGATCATCTTTTACATAAAGATCACCGCCAACATAAAGATCATTATTAAAAGTTCCGACTCCAACAAAAGTGGATAATCCAGTTACATTAATATTACGAGAATTGATCTCATCAACAGTTAGATCATCTTTTACATATAAATCGGCATCAATATATACATCGTTTCCAAATGTACTTACACCAACGAATGTAGAGACACCAGTGGCAAGTAAATGTCTGGTTGTAATGTCCTGACCAATCGTTGCTCCACCAGAGACATTAACACCATTAACATAAAGTTGATTGTTTACATATAGATCGTTTCCAAATGTCCCGACACCAACAAATGTAGATGCCCCACCTACATTAATATCTCCTGTAATGTTAGTTGATCCAACAACAAACAAGGAATGATTCTGAGCGTTTGTCGTCCCAATCCCAACTTTACCAACAACATCTAATGTTGTTTTATTTTCGGTAAAACTATTGATACCGACGCTTAAATTTCTTTGTCTGCCGCTGAGGAACTTTGCCATTGTTGATTATTAGTTGAGCGTTTCTAGAATGCTTCCGATAAACTTAATGTTGCTACCATTACTTGCGGATAAGACAAGTGCATCACCAGATTCAAGAACAAGTTTTCCACCTAAAAGAGTAGTAGTATCATTTCCTTCAATTGGAAAATCCTTAAGTATTTCAGTAGTCACAGCAATACCAGCCACACTTCTTTTGTGTGAAAAAGAAATCGTGTGTGTTACAGAATCAACATTCGCTGCCTGAGCCAACAGAACAACACCACTGTATCCAACTGGTGCTGTGTAGATTCCAACAGGACTTGTTGGTGCCACAAAAGTAATTGTCTGATATACATTTAATGGTAATGCCATCTTTTATTCTCCTCCTAGTGCTAAAATGTATGGTGTGAGAGTGGCAAACAAACTCTTGGAATAGAAGGTTCCAGAAATAGTTCCTGTGACCTGATTAATTTGAACACCATCACCGATTCGGAAGTTTCCTGCCTGGTCAGTGCTTGTGAATACAACCAATCCACCATTTCTAGCATCAGTTTCATTATCTTGAATTGGAACTCCACCAGCAGAAGGAAGACAAGCAGTAATATCTGTTCCAGATCCAATATATTCAAAAGAATGACCAGAGGCTAATACTCTACTTTGTTTAAAGAAAGGAACTGTTGAACCGACACCAACAGCATATGGAACATTTTCATTTAATGTAATAGTACAAATTCCTGTTGCTGTTGGTAATGTTGAACTTTGAATCGTATAATAAGTCGGTAGAATTTCTACAGTGGCTGTTGCTGTATTTATTCCTACATCAGGAGAGGAGAATGTGATGTTCGGAACAGAAGTATAACCTCTACCATTTGAAATAATTTCTACACCGACAACACTTCCATTACGAATTTCTGGTGTCGCTAAAGCAGTTACACCCCATTCTGCAGATGGATCATCAATCGTAATTGTTGGTGTTGAGGTATATCCAGTTCCACCAGAACCAACTACAATTTTGTTTACCGTATAATAGAGATCATCAAAGAAAACAACTTGACCATCAAAAGGACGAACAACATTAATCTTTACGGTTCCACCAGTTTCATAACTGTGTGGAAGTGTTGATGGTCCAACATAAGCAGAGAAACTATTTGCCGCTCCTACAGATTCAACATTAAACACATATCCAAAATTGCCACTTGGATATGTTACAATTCCAGGACCTGATGGACAACTGAATTCAAGTCCATTAATTGTCACACCCATACCAACACTTAAGTTGTGATTGGTGCTCGTCGTAACAGTAAGAATACCAGACACATTATCATATGATGCTGTCTGAATTCCAAGAGTTGGTGTGCTTATATCTACGGTGAAAATAAAATCATTAACCTGTGATGCTTGAGTTAAGATCCCAGTGTATTGTCTTGGACCAACTCCATCGGCAACTAATCCATAATTACCAAATGAAGAGTTGGAGTTTGTAAGATCACACGCACCGCCAGTTCCACAAAATACTGCTATGTCACTATTAATGGTGAACAGAGAAACTAACTGGGCATAACCTTGATTGGTAATAGAGACTCCAATACCATTTGGATTGTATTGTGTAAAGGAGTCTGTGACCATACTCTTGAATGGTCCGATTACATCATTACCATCAATCTTCATTCCAATACTATTTTGAATGAAGTTTGTACAGTTACGAATATATGGAGACTGTGAAGAATATCTTACAATGTTTGGATTAAAGGCAACGATTGCCTTTCCTGGATCCATTGTTCCAGAAAAAGATAATTCGGTAATGTAGTTTCCAGGAGCAACATGAAAGAGATCACTACCAGCATTCTGGGGTTGAACAGTAACCTCTCTTAAACTATCCCCAACAATACTCACCTGTGGTGGTAAAGCAATTGGATTATTTTCAATATATGTTCCGGCACTGACTCTTATAACATCACCAGTTGCCGCAATAGAGACGGCACCAGCAATTGTTGCTTTTGCATCTCCAAGTTTTTTACCCGTATTATTATTGTTTCCGTCTTTGGTTACATACAAAACATTGCTGACTGTGGCACCAGCACCGAGACGAACGACTTCTGTGGCAATACCAGTTACGGAGAATCTATCTCTTAAAGTATAGAGTTCAGCATCGTAAGTATTAAGAGCTATTTCTCCAGTTTGAAGATCTGTTACTGCAGGTCTTTTACCAGGTACAGCAGATCGTTTAATCCTATATGGTGTTGCCATTTATTCGCATTCGGTATGTACCAGAAGAAGCAGTATGTACTGCTTTCATTTATTTATTCAAGTAGCATTATTCCTTCTGGGACGATATTTAAATAGGTTCACTGGTGGATCTGGTTTCATCCACTCCTCTATTTTATTAAATTTTTCTTCACTATAAAAGTCTTGCTGAACATACCACAACTTCCAGTGCTCATGTCCCTTTGACTGGTTACAATCGTGACAACAGCAAACTACATTCTTTGTAAAGTCCATTCCACCTTTGGACTGTGGAACAATGTGGTCTATTGTAAGATTCTCTTCTGATCCACAATAGGCACATTGATGTTCCCATTGTTCCTTTATATGTTGCCTCCACATTCGTTTCGCCTCCCCAGAACTTGTTGCGTGTAAATGAAACAAGTATTCTTTTGGAGAGTGTAGAGGTCCCATAAGTTACTGCGACTTATGATTATTTATTCTCTTACATGCTCCTCGTGCCCATGCTCTTGCGAGACTATTGACATAAGAGCACGCTTTCTTTTTCTCCCCACAATAAGGACACTGTGCGTCTGGGGGATCTGTAATGTATCCTTCAGGCGTATACATCCTTTTCTTTTTTAGGTTTTGTGTTTGTTTATGTTTACGATGGTTCATACAATCACGGGATTACCTTCACCCTCTGGAAGTTTAATTTGTGGTAAGTCTTTAACTTCCCAAGAACCACCAACACCACCATCCATATTCACCACGATCTCATTGGTCGGTAGTGCCTTTGGAATCTCAACATCAATGACTGGACTCATCAGTGTTTTGTTTTTTACAATCTCACGATTTGGTCCGTCCATTCTCATCATCATTTTTGCGTCTTCAAAATCTGCACAGTCACAAATTTTTCTTCCAGTTCTTCTTTCTCTGACTGTAAAATAATCTTCACTATTGTACTTGTTCATGATGTGCCTTAAGTTCTGGATTAGGTTGTGAAGGGACTATGGGACTTCTGGTTTTATTTTTAATCACAATGAAGGCATCATTCTGATAGGAGACTGTGCCGAATGGTTTTGCCCATTTTGGATTCGCACTTTCGGTTTGTTGAATACCACTGAAAGCAACTCCACCGATTTCAACGACAATATTATCATCAGCAGTCCATTCTAATTTTTGAAGGGCAATAGAAAGTTGCCCCAACCAATCATTGCTTCCCATCACATTCTCTTCTGGTTCCAGGTTTCCAATCATTAGGTTTGTTGAGTCTCTCATCATTATACTTCTTTTTTGGTGGTCTGTAAAGATTCGGCCAAGTATCTCGTATGATTTCTGCTAGTTTGTATGGTGTTTCCGTTGTTATCATTCCAGTGTCTTATGACCCCCGCGATAATGAATAGATTAGTAATGAAATAAGTGAGAAGTATAATAGTCCGTATACCAGCAATGTGGTCTGATTCTTTGTCATTCCTACCTGCCTTTTCTCCAAGTGCTTTTGCCCAGATTCTCCAAAGTGTTTTTCGTTTCTTCATAGAGTTAAAAAAAAGACCCCTTGTGAGGGGTCTTAATATTATACAACATATTTAGAGAGCATTACCCCTCGGAAGAACTTCCTCAGGAAATACAAAATTTTCGTGGGGCTGGTCTACTGGTGCCATCCAAGCCCTTAACCCCTCATTCAAAAGTATGTTCTTTGTATAGAACGTCTCGAATTCCGGATCTTCTGCTGCTCTCACTTCCTGCGATACGAAATCATACGCTCGTAGGTTAAGAGCAAGACCAATAATACCAATACTACTAGTCCAGAGACCCATGACGGGAACAAAGAGCATAAAGAAGTGAAGCCAACGCTTATTACTAAAAGCAATTCCAAAAATTTGCGACCAGAAACGGTTAGCAGTAACCATTGAATAGGTTTCTTCCTCTTGAGTCGGTTCAAATGCTTTGAATGTATTCGCTTTGTCCCCATCCTCATAAAGTGTATTCTCAACTGTTGCTCCGTGAATCGCACAGAGAAGTGCTCCTCCCAGTATACCAGCAACTCCCATCATATGGAAGGGGTTGAGTGTCCAGTTGTGGAAACCCTGTAGGAATAGAAGGAACCTGAAGATAGCAGCAACACCAAAAGATGGTGCGAAGAACCAACTGGATTGCCCCAGAGGATACATCAGGAACACAGAAACGAATACTGCGATAGGACCAGAGAATGCGATAGCATTGTACGGACGAATCCCTACAAGACGGGCAATCTCAAACTGCCTCAACATAAATCCTATGAGAGCAAAGGCACCGTGGAGCGCCACAAAAGTCCAGAGTCCCCCAAGTTGGAACCACCTGACGATATCCCCTTGAGCCTCAGGACCCCAAAGTAGAAGAAGAGAATGACCCATAGCATCTGCAGGCGTTGACACAGCAGCCGTAAGGAAATTAGCGCCTTCAAGGTAACTAGACGCCAACCCGTGGGTATACCAGCTTGTAACAAACGTTGTGCCAGTAAGCCAGCCACCAAGGGCAAGATAAGCAGTGGGAAAAAGTAATAGTCCAGACCAACCCACAAATATGAAGCGATCTCGTTTAAGCCAGTCATCCAGGACATCGAACCACCCCCTTTGTGAAATTGGTTGTGAAAGAGTTGAAGAAGTCATAACCTCCATTATCGTTTCTCATATTTATCTTAACATTCCTTAACATAGAAGTCAATGAGTGTTTATGCTCAAAGAAAAAGATTACGATGAATATGCCAAAGAACATTATAACGATTGGATTTACTGCGCTTACCTTCACGCTGAAAATGAAAGAGGGTTTTGTTGTTCAGTTTAAGATGAATTCCTCCGCGAAGAAATTTCCACTCGGCATTTTGAATCTTATCAATAATTTCTTGATATGTAATTTTATATTCAACATCTTTTTTGATATCTTTATAAATGACATGAGTAATATCATAACCATTACGAATAACCAAATCAATAACTCGTTCTTTGTTTTCATTAAGGAATCGTTGAAACTCATCAGTATATTCGGGATGAATTTCTTTAATAGTACGACGATCACGACCTTGATAATTATATCCATCATGACCACAGAAATGCTTAATAAACTCGGCAGCATTACCACCAATGTTCAACACTTCCATAAAATGCTTTTGTGTAGTCAAATGAACCTGTGTTGAAGAACCACTGGCATTCTTGATACTGGCACGCTCATTCTCATTCTGACCATCAATCTTGGTGCGTGAACCACCGATCTGTTGAAGACCATGAGCATCACATACTGCTTTCTCTTTAATAGTAGAGTACTCTTCGCGGGTCTTGTAACCTTGTTCAGCAGTGAGAGGCATGAGTCTTTTGAGTATGCGATTATTATAGTCCATAAAAAGGGGGCATTGCTGCCCCCTGTGCCAGTTATTCAATTGTCTGGAATCAAACAAAAAATTGATTCAGACCTTCATTTAATCTTTCTTCTGTAATCTTAATGTACTTTTCGTCAATGTCAAATCCTATCCAATTCCTATTAAGATCTTTGGCAACAATCGCAGTGGTGCCAGATCCCATGAAAGGATCAAGAACTAAATCACCTTCTTGTGTAGTTAATTGGATACAATTTCTTACCAGTTGTGGTGGAAATGGTGCTGGATGTTGTTTTTGTCTTTCGGGATTAATCACCCAAACCTCACCACGATAATCAGGATCAACAGCATCACGAAATACTTTTGGTTTGTCCTTACATAACCAATAGATATGCTCCGTACATGGTACAAGAACATCATTGCGAATGTTTGGAGAATTGCGCCTATCCCAAATAATCAACTGATAGAGTTCAGCATCACTATGTTGAATGAAATCTGTTGGTAGATAGCAACGATTTTTATATCTTCTTGGTTTATGATTAAAAAAGATAGATCCATCAGGTTTAATCACACGATGGCATTCATTTAAAAGTGCTATCATCCATGCCTGATATTCTTCCTCTGGCATGTCGTCACCATAGGTATTATAATCAATATTAAATTTACCCCAGATTTGATTGCCCTGCTTCACCTTTCCAAGTAATCCTTTTTTATTATATGGAGGTGAAGTTACTATACAATCAACTGAATCTGATGCGAGTTCTTTCAGTCCCTCAATACAATCTTTTTTGATCAGCATAATATCAGTTCTCTTGTAGATATTCTAGCACACTTATCCCCAATAGATTACTGAAAGAGTGAAGACGACAAACACAATAACTGTAAATCCCATCATACCTACTCCTGCCCAGATTACCCAGGGTTCCATAGGATGATGTTGATTATTATGAGACATTGAGATACGCAATCATTTTATGTAATGTATCTATGTTGTCTCCAACAAGACCCAGTGCGGTGTTGCAGTTATTACAGAGAACTCCACGAATTTTATTTGTAGAGTGGCAGTGGTCAATACATTTCTTTGTTAGTTTCACATCACATATTTGGCAGTTCTCATTAGACATCAACTCATTATATTGGTCTTCTGTAAGTTTAAATCTGCGTCGGGCATATTCGTGGGTCTTATAATATTGCCTACGAACTTCTCTTTCACAATCCTTACACTTTGATTGAACCCCAGAAGGTCTACTGCTTCTTTTAGAGAAACCATCAAGTTCTTTTGTTTCTCCGCATCTGCTGCAAGTTTTCATTATGGTATGGAAGTTTGGTATGGAACTATTTATATATAATACCATAAAAAAAGAGACCTGTAAAGGTCTCTTTCAATCTTATTCAGTTTTTATGAAACTCAACCGATTGCAGGTGCGGTCAGAGCAACAGGAGTTGCTTCGGCAGCTGCCAGGTCCAAAGGAAAATTATGTGCATTTCTTTCGTGCATTACCTCGAGCCCGAGTCCAGCACGGTTAAGAACATCAGCCCAAGTATTAATCACTTTGCCTTGAGAATCAACAATAGATTGGTTGAAATTAAAACCGTTGAGGTTAAATGCCATCGTGGAAACACCAAGAGCAGTGAACCAGATGCCTACAACGGGCCAGCTAGCGAGGAAGAAGTGCAGCGAACGTGAGTTATTAAAGGAAGCGTATTGGAAAATAAGGCGTCCGAAATAACCGTGAGCAGCAACGATGTTATAAGTCTCTTCTTCTTGACCGAACTTGTAACCATAGTTCTGTGACTCATTCTCGGTGGTTTCACGAACCAGCGAGGAAGTAACCAGAGAACCGTGCATAGCACTGAACAGAGAACCACCGAACACACCAGCAACTCCAAGCATATGGAAGGGGTGCATCAGGATGTTGTGCTCTGCCTGGAACACAAGCATGTAGTTGAAGGTGCCGCTGATACCCAGAGGCATCGCATCAGAGAAAGAACCTTGACCAAAAGGATAGACCAGGAACACTGCAGAAGCAGCAGCAACAGGTGCGCTGTAGGCAACACAAATCCAAGGACGCATACCAAGACGGTAGGAGAGTTCCCATTCACGACCCATATAAGCATAGATGCCGATGAGGAAGTGGAAGACTACCAGTTGGAAAGGTCCACCGTTGTAAAGCCACTCATCTAGGGAAGCAGCTTCCCAGATGGGGTAAAAGTGCAGTCCAATAGCATTGGACGAAGGAATCACAGCACCAGAGATGATGTTGTTTCCGTACATGAGTGAACCAGAAACGGGTTCACGGATTCCATCAATGTCCACAGGAGGAGCACCGATGAAGGCGATGATGAAACAAGTCGTAGCAGCAAGCAGGCAAGGAATCATCAGAACTCCAAACCAACCGACATAAAGACGATTATCGGTTGATGTAACCCAGTTGCAGAATTGTTCCCAAGTATTCGATTGTTGTTGACGTGAAATTGTAGCAGTCATTTTTTAGCAAGTAGTAAGACCATCAGGGAAATGGTGGAGATACTATGCTCCCAGCACCCTTAGCTGGGATATGAGAGACGTAATTTATACACCCATAGGTCTCGGTTAACGGGTGTTTAACAATGTTACGGAATGTTTAGGTTTCGTAACATTTGTTTACCTATTTATCATACTACGGTCTGCTTCTGGTGTCAAGGGGTTAGTCCAAATCAATATCCGTAAGTCCCTTTATGAGTATTCCAATTTGATGTAATATCAGACGCTGACAATACAGAACTCCAAATTTGTACTTGAGATATTGTTCCAGTAAAGTTATTTTGATTTGCATCACCAATTCTCAAAATAGATGATGCGGTTAATGAAGAAGTGTTTGTTCCTGTAGTAGAATCTTCTAAAGAACTATTAATATAAAGTTTTATGTTTCCTGTGCTTTTTTGCCTTGTTGCTGTAATATAAAACCAACTTCCAGTATTACATAAAGTCGTTGATCTTATAGTAGTGTCTGGACTACCTATTCCAAAAAGAACTTTTCCACCACCAACAGACAAACCAAAATCAGTTGTACTCCCACCAACTTCAGCATCAACTAAAGCACCAGCACCCCACCATTGATTGTTTGGATCTCCACCTGACCAAGTAGTTTTAAACCAACAAGCAATAGTAAAGTCATCAGCAATTGGTCTGGTCATAGTAGCACGATCATCGCTACCATCAAATGAAAAAGACTTTGGTGCAGTGTTATTAAATGTTGGACCATTGAGTAAAGTAGCATTATAAGTAGTTGGATTTCCTGCTACATCAAACCAAGTTGTTCCAGATCCACTGTAAGAACTAGAATTTGTTGCATCAAGTAATGTAACTAAATTTGTAGAAATAAATGTTGAATATGTGATAGTTGAATTGAGTGCATTATTACCTCTGTTACCAGCATTATATGATGCAGTACTTGATATACCTATAGTTACATTAGAATTTGATGGACTTGGAGTAATTACTAATGTATATTGGGATGTGCTTATACCAGTGAAAGTTCCTTTTATCCCGTTTGTAACAGTAATATCTGAAGAGGTAAAATCAGCAACATTTTGACTAAATGTAAAAGTTGTAGTAAAAGCAATACCACTATGACCAGATGGAGATAACGTAAGAACAGAATCTGTAGGAGTTATTGGACCAGTCCAAGAGGAATAATTGGTGCTTATTTCGGCATCAGAGAGTGCTCTATCATACATTCTTATACCTTTCACATATGCATTCACTGGCCAAGTAAATGAAGCATTTGAAGGATCAAAAACCATCAAACGCATTGGTGCAGTATTACTATGAAATGCTTTTCCCGAAGCACTTGTAAAAACTAAAGAACCATCAATATACATTTTTGCAACACTACCATCATAGGTAAAACCATATTGATGATAAGAATTAAGATAGTTTGATGGAGTTGGTAATGTATAAGCATCTGTTGATTCTGAAAAATTACCTCCACCCTGAGTTCCTAAAACAAGTGTAACAACTCCACTACTTTCTTTAAATCCAAAACTACAACTTTGGTTATTTGGTGAAGTTTTACTCGTTAAAAATGCTATTTGACCTGTTCTCCAAGCATTCATTTTTACATAACATTCAAATGTCTTAGCACTTGTTCCTTCTGGAATCCACGCAGCATCATTTATAAAGACATAATCATTTGTCCCATCAAATAAAAATTCTTTATTTGGATCAGAAAACGTTGGACTATTAACTAGTGTAAAATCACGATCATTAACTGTAGTATCAAACCATGTTGTACCACTTCCAGAATATGAACTAGAATTTCTAGCATCTAATTCAAATAGTAGACCACTTGATGTTGGATTTGCAACTCCTGCAGATTGTAAAAAGTTTGCTAATCCAATAGGACCGCTAGATGGGGCATTTCCTCTACCATAATATTCATTTAATCCAATAGGAGTAGATCCACCATACTCCAATTGAAGATTCATTAAACTAATTGAATTTGGAGAAATTGGTAATGTCATTAATTCAAACCACCTTTTTCTTTAATTCATCAATTTGTTTTTGCTGTTCTTTAATTGCTTCAATTAAAAGTGCTACTATGTTTCCATATGATACTGTTTTAATTCCATCTTCACTTTGCCCAACAACTTCTGGCAACACTTGTTCTATTTCTTGAGCAATTACACCAGCATGTCTCTTTTCCTTATCCGCTAAATCTTTTCTTACAAATGTTACTCCTCTAATTTTATTTAATTTTTCTATTGCGTTTTCAATAACTTCAATATCATCTTTAATTGAAACATCAGAATAAGCAATTACATTTCCTGTAGCAGTTAAATCACCCGTACTAGCATTAAATGTAAATGCTGTTGCTGTTGTCCTTACACTTGCGGTTTGATTAGATCCTGCTGCAGCAACAAACACAGGATAAAAAGTAGTATTATCAGTAGTATTTGTTGCGTTAATTGTAGTAGATGGTCCTGTTGAACCTTGGATTCCCTGTGTTCCTGTCGTACCCTGAGTTCCAGTAATCCCCTGAATACCTTGAGATCCTGTAGTTCCCTGAGCACCGGTAGTTCCTTGTGTTCCTGTCGTACCCTGAGTTCCAGTAATCCCCTGAATACCTTGAGTACCAGTAGTTCCTTGAGCACCGGTAGTTCCTTGTGTTCCTGTCGTACCCTGAGTTCCTGTGGCTCCTTGAGCACCAGTTATACCTTGAATACCTTGAGTACCAGTAGTTCCTTGAGCACCAGTTATACCTTGAATACCTTGAGTACCAGTAGTTCCTTGAGTACCAGTGGTCCCTTGTATACCTTGAGTACCAGTAGTTCCTTGTGCTCCTGTTGTACCTTGAGTTCCAGTGGTCCCTTGTATACCTTGAGTTCCAGTGGTCCCTTGTATACCTTGAGTACCAGTAGTTCCTTGCGATCCTACAGTTCCCTGAGCCCCTGTTGTACCTTGAGTACCAGTAGTTCCTTGAGCCCCTGTTGTACCTTGAATACCTTGAGTACCAGTAGTTCCTTGTGCTCCTGTTGTACCTTGAGTTCCAGTGGTCCCTTGTATACCTTGAGTACCAGTAGTTCCTTGCGATCCTACAGTTCCCTGAGCCCCTGTTGTACCTTGAGTACCAGTAGTTCCTTGAGCCCCTGTTGTACCTTGAGTACCAGTAGTTCCCTGAACACCCAATATACCTTGAATTCCCTGAATTCCAGCAGCGTAAGGAGCAGTCCAAGAAACACCAGTACCAATAGAAACAAGAATGCTACCAGCAACTCCAACAGTGTTATTAATATCCTTAATACTTGAATCTAGTTCAAGAACACCTGCGATAGTTGCGATGCCAGAAACATTAATACCTTGACTCAGATTAATTTGAGTTCCCTGAAGGTTTGATATTGTCAGTAAATTTTGACCTGGATTATAAAGTAAAGCAGTATCAATATAAAGAGAAGTATAACCAATTCCAGATTCAAATGGAATGTAATAAACATTGTCATCACTAGCTTGTGGTAAAATATTAATGTATTCTGCGTTTGTTGAACTAGAAGAATTACCACTAAAAGATGTTGCGGTTATAATTCCAGAAGCATTAATATTCCTAACAAATGCTAAATCATTTTGAGTAAATTGAACATTACCAGATGCCAATCTGGTTCCTACTGGAAACTGAGTTGATCCAATACCAACACCATAATTAAACAACCAAGCATCAGTACCTAAACCTCCCCAAGTACCTTGCTTAACCCACATAATCTGCTTGTAGGTATCGGGAAGTGTATTAATACCTACAGCATTTAATGCTACTAAAGGGTTACCTTCTGTTGAAGCAATAGCGATACCACCATGATTCGCACTACTATCACTAGGTAGTGTAGTTGTACTAAATCCAAGAACAATATCTCTATCTTCTACTCTAAGTTCTGTAGCATTGATATAAACAGAAGTACCACCAATTGTTATATTATTTTGAACGTTTAAATCATAAACACTTAATTGAGTTCCATCAAAGGTAAAATTACTTGATCCAGTTGGTTCATTACTACCATTTTTGTAAACAACTTCATAAGATAATCCTGCTACTGGACCAGAAACACCTTGAGTGCCTTGAATTCCTTGAGTACCTTGAATTCCTTGAGTTCCTTGAGTTCCCTGAAGACCTTGTGTTCCTTGAGTTCCTTGAGTTCCCTGAAGACCTTGTGTTCCTTGTGTTCCTTGTAGTCCCTGAAGACCTTGAGTTCCTTGAGTTCCTTGAGTTCCCTGAAGACCTTGTGTTCCTTGTAGTCCCTGAAGACCTTGAGTTCCTTGAGTTCCTTGAGTTCCCTGAAGACCTTGTGTTCCTTGAGCACCAGTTATACCTTGAATACCTTGAGTACCAGTAGTTCCTTGAGCACCAGTTATACCTTGAATACCTTGAGTACCAGTAGTTCCTTGTGCTCCTGTTGTACCTTGAGTACCTTGAAGACCCTGTAAACCTTGAGTTCCTTGAGTACCTTGAGTACCTTGAAGACCCTGTAAACCTTGAAGTCCTTGAGTACCTTGAAGACCCTGTAAACCTTGAAGTCCTTGAGTACCTTGAAGACCCTGTAAACCTTGAGTTCCTTGAGTACCTTGAAGACCCTGTAAACCTTGAGTTCCTTGAGTTCCTTGAGTACCTTGTGTTCCTTGAACACCTTGACTACCAGTAGTACCTTGTATACCTGTAACACCTTGAGAACCCGTAGTTCCTTGTGTACCAGCACCTGTAGCACCTTGAACACCTGTAGTTCCTTGAGTTCCAGTTGCTCCTTGTATACCAACAATCCCTTGTATTCCAATAGTTCCTTGTGTACCTTGAGCACCTGTAGCTCCAATAGGAGATCCATTAACATGGAAAGCAGTAGCACTAATAATGCCACTACTCCCATTAATTGTAACTCCAGTACCAACAATAATACGATTACTATTTCCATCTAAAGTAATAGAGGAAGATCCAATAGTAACAATACCAGTTACTCTAACATCACCTTCAACATATAACTTATATCCATCTTTAGCAGTTGTACCAATACCAACATTTTTAATGGTATTAATTCCAACAGAGTCTACTGACCAAGTACCAGCAGATCCAACAACTCCACCTGATACCGTTTCAAATATGAACTTACCTACAGAATGATCGTACTTAAGAAATTTGCCGTCATATACAGAAGCATTCGTAGCAATACCAACAATATCGTCAAGATACTTTAACTGAGTTTCTCCGCCGCCGCCAAGTGTAGATAGTTGCTGCTGAATACGATTAATGAATAAAGTGTAATGTTTATTCAAATCTTCAACACTCACAAGTGGTGTTAAAGGATCACTATTTTTTGTTTCGGGTGGTTCGTTTAAAAGACCTTCTTGTATCTGATCATAGATTTTTAGAACCTTTGAAATCTTGTCTTTAATTTCTGGTAAATTTAGTAACGTAGATTCAGAAATTTCTTGGAAGACCTGATCTCGTACTTCAATTAGTTCTTTATTACTTTGAGAAATATAACTCTCAACATTGTTTAAAGACTTGTGATATTGCTCTTCATCTTCTTCTAACTCTTCAATTTTAACATCAGAGTCAGCAGCAAAAGATTTTCTCCAATGATATAAATTCTCTTCTTCTACTTGAACATCTACTTCTACTTCATCATATATTTTTGGTAACTTTTCTACAACAGATTCCTTAACAACAAAAACTTCAGAGTCACTTTCACCTTCAAGGACTCCTGTGTTTTTAAGTTCTTCATCAAGTTCCTTTATCTTGTTATCTAAATCTTTTGAGGGTTTAGAATACTTGATAGTTTTCTTAAAAATTCCCATTAATTATGAATAGTTTTTTTCCTTATCAAGTATTTATTATACCCTATATTCTTCTATTTTATCAAGCACCTTGTTCAGGTATTGATGTGCTAACCACTTTGGATCATGTCCAGATTTATCCATCCACTCCTTATCCAAGTCTGCCTTTAATTTAATAACCTCACACTTTATAATATCCTTAGTCAGTTGTCCTCTGGGCATATACAAAAAAACTCTGCCTCTTATTTAGAGACAGAGTTGGGTATTATTACTTATTCTATCAAACTGGTGCGGTTTCCCTCACAGTTGACTTTACATATTCTAGAACATTTTCAGGTGTCGATACTTCGTATGGGTCGGTGTCTGCGTTGTCACGGAAACCGTCTTCAAGGAATAGTTTCTCGATGACTCCGTTATCCACAACCGCAGCATAACGCCAAGAACGCTGACCGAAACCAAGGTTAGACTTGTTGACCAGATAACCCATACTTCTGGTGAAATAGGCATTTCCATCGGGGATAAGTTTTACTTTTTCAATATTTTGATCTTGTGCCCAGGCATTCATGACAAAGCCGTCATTAACAGAAAGGCAGTAAATAGCGTCAATGCCAAGAGCAGCAAATTCATCGTAGTTCTCCTCGAATCCTGGAAGTTGATAGGCACTACAAGTAGGAGTGAATGCACCAGGCAGACTGAAAATTACTACTCGCTTATTATCAAACAGTTCGGAAGTGGTGCGAGTTACAAACTCACCATTCTCACGAAATACAAAAGATACTTGTGGGACTTGATATTGTTCTTTACGCATTTTAACCTCCATCACCATACACCGGGAATTACTTGACCCGTCAGGGCATAAGATCCCATTGCGGCAACGATACCGATCATTGCTGCCCAACCATTAATGCGTTCTGCTCTTTCGTTCATTGTTTTTCTCCTAAAATTAAAGGTTTTCTTCTTGTTCGGTAAGAATCACACAATCGCTAGTGGGATAAGCGGTACATGTAAGAATCCAACCGTCTGCTACTTGATCATCATCAAGGAATGACTGCTCTTCATTATCTACGGTTCCTTCTACGAGTTTACCAGCACAGGCGGAGCAAGCACCAGCACGGCACGACGCAGGAAGGTCAATACCCGCCTCTTCTGCCGCTTCAAGAATATACTGATCGCTCGCACACTGAATGGTAGTCTCGGAACCGTCGGGAGAGCGGAGAGTAACATTATAGGTCATAGGTAAAAATACTTAAAAAATACCAAAGAACAGTTTACCAGTAAATGCGTAAGAAATCAAGGCTGCTACGAAACCCATCATCGCAGTGCGACCATTGAGACGCTCTGCTTTCTCGGCATATGGTTCAATACCATAACGCTCAAGATCTTCCTTTGTCATGTACATGGAAGGTTCTTTAGCAAACATATTCATTTGCCCGAACTCATTTTTAGTTACAGTCATTGTTACATTCATTAAGAATTGTTACACAATTATATAGCAAAAATAAAGAGGGGTCAAGCCCCTCTTGTTACGGTTTTCACACAAGGTAAGTATAAATGCTTACTGATTGGGTTGAGAAGGTTCTGTAACTCTTCCCAGATAAGGATCATATGCCATCAAATCATCTATCTTCATGTTTGGTCCCTGCTGTTCCCAATAGTTTCTCAATCCATCATGACTAGCACGGTGGAAAATATCAATGTGCTCTGGGTGAATTGAAGATCCCAACTGAATCTTATACAATAAAAGTGGTATGGCATAAGTGTTTCCAGAATTATAAATCAAATCATCGGCAACTGCTCTGGGTTTCACACCATTATCAAGTTTATATTTGCCATCTCTAATATGATGTTTAATAATTTTCTCTGCGTGATGCCGAGTAATCATATAACAAGCAGTAGAGAAGTCATTAATAAATCTACGATGAAGTTTTACATGAAGATCTCCTGTGCAGATAATTGCCAACTGAACCACATCCCAATCATAAGGAAGTTTAGAGGCAAATTGTGTCCAGGTAAAATCCCAAAAACGAACAGTATCTAAATCAACATCATCCTCCATGAAAATAGCATAAGGACTATCCGAAGTATCCATCCAGTGTTTAATTGCCTTAAGATGAGAGGTTGTACATCCAATCTCTCCAGAAGTCATGTCTTCTGGATATCTACCTTTAATAATGTCGCTTAAATCATCATCTCTACCATCATAAGCAGAGATGCGTTCATAGTTTTCTACCTCCCAATACTTGAGTTGATCCTCCATATATTGTCTTCTCTCTGATTGTCCGTCCAGATTAAGATAATATACAGGTCCAAAGTTTTTGAGTTTATATGCTGATTTGTTTCTATCCATTAGATAATAGTCCAGGTTTCAGGAATTAAATCTTTTGTTTCTTTATCGGCGTTATTAGGACCAAACCACTTTGATGGTGCGATGACCTGTTCACTCTTTGCCAACCAGGCACCCCACCAGGAGAACGATGAATTGGCAATGATGTGTGATGTACAAAAAGTCATCAGGCACAAATCAATCTTATTGTCTCCAGATTCTGATACAAGGAACCGATCGTCCGAGAACAGTTCTTGCTCCTGACACCATTCAGGATCATCAGAGAAGACAATGACTTGTCTTCCGTCAAAATGCTTTAGTGCTTCTTCATAGTATTCAAGAGACAGATTATGATGATTCGCATTATTTGTCAAGTAGTCCGTGCGACGAACATGAAGAGATACTGGATTGTCAAAACCTTCTGCGATCTCTTTACAAGGTTCTAGAATATGATCTCTGAATACAAAGTCTTCTCTAATAGAATCTTCTATATGTTTAAAGTATTTTTCTGATTGAAAATATCCAAACAATGAAATATCATTTGGACACTGATCAAACAAGAGTTGATCAAAATGAAAGAATCGTTCTTGAGCAATAGGAGCATTGCCACCATCCAAATACTTGACATTTGATCTGGGTAGATTTGGTAGATCAAAGAGTTCAAACAACTGATGAGATCTCCACTCATCCTCAAATTTAGAAGGTGGAATCCCAAAGTCATATCCTCTACGGGCAGCAATACCACGCAGAGAAGCATACTGGAACATTTGATTGCCCAGTCTACCCAAATGTCCTAGATGATTAAATGCCAGCATCTTTAAATCTCCGTGCCAAGTATTCCTGTTGATTCATATATTGTACAATCGTTTCTTTGTTCTGTTCTCTCAACCATTGCCATAGATTATGATTATCCATAAACTTTGGATTGTGATAATGAGAGTTATGAGTTCTTCCGTGTTCAAAATGCCAGATCCAATCGTTCACTCTGCCGACTCTATATCCAAGAGCATTAAAACGGAAATAGAACTCACAGTCTTCGGCACCCCATGATAGAAAATTTTCATTCCACATTCCACCAGCAATGACTTTTTCTCTGGAATAGAACTGTGTCCAACCAATCGTAGAAGATTCTGTTCTACATCTGGTCTCAATGACCCTCATATCAAATCCACTTTCAAGAAATGATTGAAAGACTTCCATTGGATAGTCTACCTGATACTGATAAACTCCACAACCATAAGGATAGATTACATCTGCTTCACCATTTAGGATCGTCTGATATGCCTGTTGATGACTACTGACAGGATAGATTACATCAACATCATGGCTACAAACTACTTTTGTTTCTGCCAGAAGAATCAGATCATTGAGAATCCGAGTCTTATGAAACAAGTGAGCATCACTTTGTTCAAAAATATATTGAAGATTATCAGTGCTCACATATTTTTTAATCTCTGGGATCGCACGAAACTTAAATGTTTCTCTCTCACTGACTTCCTTTACAATTACTTTTGCCTCTGGAAAGTTCTTAAGAAGATAAGTTACAGAAGTAATGATATTTTTTAAACGATCTTCTGATTCAATCCTTGTGGGAATAATATAAGTCAAATCTTTCATAGTTGAATCCATCCCTCTGGAATTAGATCTGACATATTATAATTGGCATATGCAGAACCAAACCAGGTCTTCGGTGCGATGACTTTTCCACGACCATTTTGTAGCCAGGCACCCCACCAACTCATAGAACTGTTTGCGATGATTCCACCAGAAGACATACTCATCATACAGAGGTCATAGTAAGGAATAGGAGATCTAACTTTACCATCATTGGTATCTGATAGATGATTGTAAAGAGGATTCTCATCAGGAATCAAGAACCTATCATCAGTAAAGTTTTCTCTACACCAATCAAGGTCATCGGAAAATACAAAGACAGGAACATCGTCAGGAAACTCTGCCAATGCTTTCTGATAGTATTCAAGTGAACAAACAGGGTGGTATTGTGGTTGATTTAAATAATCACCCCGACGAACATGTAGGAAAATAAAATCCTTATATTGCTCGGTGATTTCTAAACAAGGTTCTTTGATGTCAGTCTTGAATTCAAAATCTTTACGAATAATATCTTCTGCGTTTTTGAAATATTTTTCTGTCTGAAAATAATCATGAAGATTCACATTATCTGGGCAATCTTCAAAGAACTTTTCATTAAACTCAAAACATCCTGTGGCAATGCTTTGGTATGGTGTAATACCAAAGTTCTCTTCTGTCACTGTTGACATTTCAAAGCACTCAAAAAGTCCATAGTTCGCATCACCATAAGAATTTGGTGGAGGAACTAACCAGGAATAATTGTGCTTTGCGGCAATACCACGAAGCCCAGCATATTGGAACATTTGATTTCCAAGTCTGCCATTTGATCCAAGACGATTATAACTAATTGCCATCAGTCTCCCCTCTCAATACGAATACTGTCTTCATCAAAGTGTTGTGTTGAAAATTCAAAAAGTTCTGTGTCCAATAAAGCAGTCATTTGATGTCTCAATCCCCTGTAAATATGAAACTTATCTCCAGGATTTAAAATGATTTCAATGGCATTACATATATCATCTTCATCACCATAAAGAAGTTTAATTTTTCCTGATTGAATATAAAAAACTTCGTCCTTAAGTTTGTGATAATGCCAAGAACACTTCTTTCCCTTTACAAAATAAAGGAGTTTCCCACAGTATTCTTCACAATTCACAATCCACTTTTCAAATCCCCATCCTTTGGGAACAAACTTAATCTCCGAAGAACTCATTAGCATTCATTCCTTTATCGTCAATGTAGTAATCACCAGAAGGTTTGCCTAGAACTAACTTGTGATACTTACAACCCCAACGGTCTAGTTGATGCTTTGTAAGTTCATAGAACATTCTTTTCGCTAGGTCAGCATTGTCGCCCGACCTACCCATACCTCTAGCGGTAAGATAAATGATTTGGTTTCCTTCATCATACAACTTATTTATTTTGGCAATCCTATCGGGTTTTGGAATACTGGTTTCATAATCACAATCATCTCTACACTCTGGTTTATCACAGATTGTACCGTCAATATCAACCACATACTTCATTCAAAACACCTCCGATAAGCATTCCAATAAGCAACAGTTTCTTTCGGAACAATAGATTCCCATTCAGACAAACTGCGAATCAGATCAGTCGTATACCTATATCCAATGATTTCCTTTTCCAAATTGGTTACCAGATCCTGAACATTTCGGTCCTGATAAACAGATGCCTTATTATAAACAACACTCTTGGGGAAATAATGCTGAAGAACATATCCACCCCAAATGTCATCCATCCTACCAACATGAGGAAACACAGAATAGTAAGGAATAACTTCTCGTGCCAAGAAAGTATTCTGACTATTAAATGGTGAGATAGAAAGAGATCCATAAGGACCTTGAATCTTATCAAACTTTACGATAGGACGAATAGACAGTCTTGCCATCGCATCAATATCAGGATCACCATCCCACAGATCTGCCTGAACCAAAACTCTACGCTTGAGTTTGCCACCATAAGAAACCCTATCTCTGTAAGGAACCAGATCAATTGGATATCCACGATGCCAGACTTGATTGTGTTCTGTGACTGACAGTGGATCAAAGACTCCAAGATCAGTGTTGTAGAAGTCAATCTCTACAGTTTCACCCACAACAACATTAGTTCCCCAGCCATCATAAGGAATATTATCATCATCAACGGTCGCAACAATATCAGCACCACGATTGTATGCCTCAACAAATCCAATGTTACGGCGTTGAATAGATTTCCAACCAATTGTCTCACTCAACTCTGGATAGGTTTTCTCTTGATATTCTGGAGAGAGATAAATGCAGTTTAGATTTTCATACTCATAGTGTGGGGTTTTAGTATCCCCCACCACAATCAGAGTCCAATCCTCTTTTCTTGAATACTTGATCGTAGCAAGAGTAGGGGGATTGATAGTTGTCGTTACAATATACTTGTTCACATTAAATACTTTTCAACGAAGTGTTTTGTCGTGTAGTTATTCACTGCCTTATTATAAGCGTTTTCTCTCATAGAGTCAAACATATCATAATTATCAATCACATATCTCAATTGCCTATCAAGATCTGCCTCATCATCAAAATACATAAAGTCTTGATCTGGAGTAAAGAAGTGCTCAATCGGATTCCAAGGATCTCTCTGACACAGAATCACACATTTGGCAAATGCTGCTTCAAACATTCTTGATTTAATTTGAGGCATTGTTCCACGATCAATGTGCGTAAATGCTTTGTTCTCTTTACCTCTAGGAAAGTTGTAATAATTTTCTGCTGTTGCTGGATTAATATTACAAAGACCATGAACAACTGCTACTTTAGTTTCAGAAAGCATCTTTATCTTATCAGCATAAGAGCATCTAGGAACATTACCCATACTGTAATGACCAAATCTAAAATTGTATTTGGTAAAGACATTCTGAATGTAATCTTGCCAGGGCACTGCGTTTGGTAGACTTCCAAAATAAGATACATCTATTGTCTTTTCCCGCTCTTCTGGAATCCAATCTTCACTAAAGGGGAAGAACACAAAGGTTCTATTCTCAAACAATTCGGCAGTGTATGGGCACAGAGTCAAGATTTTATCTGCCTTTTCGTGAAGAACTGCTTTCGGTCCCTGAACTACACAAAAGTTTGGTTCTTCTAGCGTCAGAACAACCTTCTCCTTATCTTCATACTGACCAGAATATAAGTCACCATAAAAATCTGCCATAAACAAGTAGCAGTCTCTGGCAACATCCTCATACTTTTCAAAATTCAAATAGTATAAAGGATCTTCAGTAAGTCCGTTCTCTGGTCTCACAAAATTTAAAACTTTCATAGAACCTCATTAATATCTTCTTGAGTTAAAATATAAACTCCCATATGCTGAACTGATTTGGAAGCCAGATAAACTGCCTTTGGTATGGCAACATTTAAATCTCTAGTATGTAGATAAAAGTAGCAAAGTGTTGCCAGGAAAACATCTCCTGCTCCAGTCACATCAAACACATCCACTTGAGGAGAACGATAAACATAATCTTTCCACTTTGCTCCCAACTTACCCATTGTGACCACAAGTTCACAATTCTCTGGGAGACTCTTCATCTTGTTCTCCTCATCATTATTAATCTTGATGATCGCGTTGTTGAAATGTTTGAGATCTGGATTCTTACTGTCAACAAAGACAGGACCACCAAACTTTTCACATAAGACACTGATAGAATCAAGATCAAGAATACCCTTACAATAATCAGATATGACTACGGCATCATACTTTTTACAATCAGGTATTTCTACAGGATCTACTTGATGCCCAAGATCTTCTCTCAAAAGAAGTTGATTTGATTTTGTATCCACAAATCTTCTTTTGATTAATTGGTCTGGATCGTTGGTAACAAAATCAACATCCAAACCATAGGAAAGCAGATTCTCTCTGACATTTGCTGCCATTCCTGGACGAGTCTCTTCTGCTCTGTAATCAAACACAGGAACAGGTGCCTCCGCACATAACCTGTCGCAGACACCATAATGATAAATGTCCTTACAAGACTCACCGATAAGTAAGACCTTGTAATGTTCTTGTTGTTGAGTATTCTCCAACTCTGTCAAAAAACCGAACTGCCTTGGCATACTGTTCACCTACGACTTCTTTACCTTTCCAATCAGATCCTACAATCATTATATCAGGATTAATTGTTTTTATCAAATCCTCAAGTTCTTCTTTACTATTAAAGATGTGAACAACATCAATATAACGAATTGCTTGTAAAGTTTTAGCACGATCATCCTGACAAAAGATTGGTCTACCTTCTCCTTTCATTTGTGAGACTTTTTCATCAGAGTCAATCGCAACAATCAAATAATCACCTAGAGATCTGGCATACTCAAACAGTTGAATATGTCCTGGATGAAGAACATCAAAGCAACCATTCACAAAAATGATTTTCATTTCTCCCCCATCACCATAAATGAGTTATTCAGATCAACTCCAGAAACAAACACATTCTTATACCCACGGTCAACCATATAATCACGAATCATCTCTGGAACAAATACATGCTTATGCTTTCTGTTGTTCCAGGGTCTCCAATACTTCTGACTATAATCTGGAAGATAGAGGAAGAGAACTCCTCCATCTATAAGGCGTTCATACCAGTAGTTCATTGTCTCAACCCAATCGTCAACATGCTCAAGACAATGGCTAGAGAAAATATAATCAGGATCTCTTTCTGGAAGATGATTGGCATCCCAGTCATCATCAAAACTCAAATCAATAGGGGTAGATCCAGGAAAAGACCATTCGGGTTTCATACAACCAATATCATATCCAAATCCAGAACAAACATGTTTGGCAAATGGAATCGCAAATTGAGAGGCATTACCAATGGTCTGGAAATGAGGATATGTAGTTTCTTGATAGTTGATTGTTTTAATCATTGATATTGCCAGGGAAGATTAAATAAGTATCTTGTTTGCGACCAGTCACCCCAACGGTGATGAAGGAACATTGGTTTGTCTTTTACCTTGTCAAAGAGTTCAGAAGTCTCAAAAAGATAGTTCCAGGATGTTTCAATAAAGTTATATGCTGCTGCCTTTTCAATTACTTTACACCAGTCAAACAAAGAGTATCCTTCAATATGCTTTGCTTCAACGACTTGTGCTCCACCATAGTCAGCAGGATTCACAGATATTCTATCACAGATTTCAACTTGTGGTCTCGTACACCAGTAACGATTTACAAGAACATATACATCATCATCTTTGAGTCCTAGAACATCATAGAACAGTTTATCTTCTTTCTCTTTGTTACGGACAAACTTAATATAATCTCTCCAGTCTTTCCAATCCATTCCAATACTGTCATACTTACCTGCCATAATCGGTTGGTAGTTTCCAAAACCTTGAAAATAAAACAGGTCATCTGTAATTTCAGTTTGTTTCTCTGGAAGATAATGTTCAATTCCAGGAAACTGAATGTAATCTGGTAGAGGTGGGCGAGTCAGTTTTACTTCATTATCACCCCAAGAAATAAAATTAAAGTCTGGAATATAATCATTTAACCATTCAAACTCTGATACAACTGGCCAGTAGACTTCATATCCTAGACTTTTAATATGATGTGCTAGTTTTTGAAGAAATAAAATATCTCCAAGACCACAGGGTTGATAAATTAATCCTAGTTTCATTCTACCTCCATTGGAGTCATCTCTCTCCATTCATCTCTTGTATACTCAATCCATTGCCAAGGTTTCTTAAGAATCCCATCATAGACTCTTTCAGAATACTTATAGTGTCTGGGATGAATCGTAAGTCGTGTTGCTTTGAGGTCCAGTGTCTCCATCACATAATGAAGTGATGTGTCAACGGAGTGCATTTCTTCAGCATTCTCAAAAACCCAACACCAGTCAAAGACTTTACCACCAGGAATATTCGGATCCATCTCAACAACCTTCCCATCATATCCTTCTGGGATTTGCTGATAAACTCCATTCATTGGTTTGTAGACACTATAATATGGATTGATAAAGATAAACGGATCACCTTTCTCTAATCCAAGTCTTTTACGAAGATTCTCTTCCCGTTCAAGATTACGCTCATACTTGAAATAATCTTGCCAGTCATCATAAGAGATTCCTACGGCATCATACTTTGTACCCATTACATCCCAAGATCCTCTTGATTTGGGAACATTAGACAAATCAAGAACTCCAACCTCACCAGAAGGAAGTTGGAGTTGTCCTTGAGCACCAATATGAGAACTAGTAATCATCTGATCCACACCAGCAGACCAGCAAGAAGGAGTGACTGGATGATAAACAGTATGCTCTTGAGATAAAACTGTTGCGATCTTCTGAATAAAGAAGATGTCTCCCAGTCCTCCTGCCTGATCAATAATGATGTTCATCAGTTAATCTTGTCGTACCAATACTTGAGAAGATCATTCAGAGTCGTATCAATATCATACTCTTCCTTGAATCCAGTCAGTTCTACAAGATTAGTAGAGTCACCGTGCTGATAATAGATCTCATGAGGACGCCAGAAGGGTTCATGAATCCTTTGCTCCACATGATCCAAACCAGACAGTTCAATCAATTTATCTGTAAAAAACTGCATCTTACGAGGAGTATCTCCACAAATATTAAAGATGTGGTTGGTAACTTCTGGGTTAATCATTGCCAGATAATAAGCTCTTACGGTGTCACGAACATCCATCACAACACGAGTTGTGCTTAAGTTGCCAACAAGAAGAACAGGATCCTGAAGACCCTTCATCATTCTAGCAATCTGGTAAGCATCAGATGAGATAGAGAAGATCTTACCTCGGCGGGGACCAGTATGGGAGAAAGCACGAGTAATGAATCCCTTAATGAATCCATTCTGCATACGCTCCTGAAGATAAACATCAGTTGCTGCCTTTGATGCTCCATAAGGATTGGCAGGAAGAATCGTATCTTCCCAGTGAATCTTACGACCGTCTTGTCCCACATTACCATAGACTTCAGATGTAGAGCAGAACATCAACTTACAGTCTGGTTGATGATCCACAATTACTTGAATTAGATTAGCACTGCCCATCACATTGGTTTCCATCGTACCAATGGGATCAGTAAAGCTGGATGGAGGATGTGATTGAGCAGCAAGATGAAAGACACCATCAAACTGATACTTCTCAAAGATATTTCTCAAAGAACGATAGTTACACAAATCAGCATACAAAAAAGTAATAGAGTTGTATACTTCATCAGGAACTACATCATGAATGTCAGTCTCCATCCCATTGGTACGACGAATCAATCCATAGATTTCATGACCTTCAGCATGAAGAAGATTTGCTAGGTGAGGTCCAGCAAATCCAGTGATTCCAGTAATTAAAAACTTCATTAATTTACAACTCCTTCAATAAGATCTTTACACACTTCAAGGTCAGCATCAACAGGGAATAGAATCAAGAATCCTTGTGCGACATACGATTCAATTATAACATGAGTTTCGTCAAACAACTCATAGACAAAATCAATACCATCGGCCCCAGCAACTTTCCTTAAGTCCCAGTTGCCACCTTCATAGGGACCATCCTTATAAACTCTCAAATCATCCAGAATGAATACATCTTTTGAAATATCTCTACCACTTTCTTTAATGACTCTTAATTCAGATTCAAGTGGAATTCTTTTTGTAGGGTCTTTTTCACTTGTATAGGTGGCACCATTGATATTAAAATCAGCACCTGGAAAATGAGCATCGTGCCAGAACAGAGTTGGTTCTGGTGACAGAGTTTCCAGAATAGTTTTCATCTCAACATGACTATACCCTTTGATTAGATGAAGATTAGGTGTTCCCTCAAACTTCTCTACCAATTTAGTATGAAGTTCATCCATTAACTCAATAGTATAAACATTGAGATCATCTGGACGCACATTGAGAATATAAGAAAGACTGTCGGCAATTCCAGTGCCAGTCTCCACAAAGTTCTTAATACCAAAAGTCTCAATGACTTCTTTCGGTTTTACTGCTTGATAAATTTGTCCCATGTTAATTAAAGTAATTAAGGTAAATAAAGTCTTCTAAAACTTCCATCTCTTTTGCTTTTTCCAGATTTTCTTGAATGGCATCCATTTTAGAATAGTAAATGTCTTCAGATACATCGAATTCATCTGTCAAATCAATTATACCATCTTTATTGAAATACTTTCCAATATCTGGTGCTCCAAGATAAACAGGAATGGTTCCTGTGGCAAAGCAATCTAAAAGTTTTTCTGTAAAGTAAGTCTCATATTGACCATTCTCAATCGCAACCGAGAACATGTAATCACAAAGACCTTCTTCCTTTAAGGCGATTTCATTAAATCCACGACCATAAAGATCAACCTGATCTCCAATTCTTTCAACCCACTGAAGGCGAAGTCTATGCCCTTCACACATTCTTTTGTTTGAGGCAATCATAGAAATCATCTTTGATTTCTCATAGATCTTTGGTTCCTTGATCCAGAATCCTTGAGCAGGACACCACTTAAACTTTGGATCAATTTTTAAAAGTTCTTGATTATGTGTGAAGATGGCATCAAATGTTTCCAAATATTTTTCTGGAAACATTTTGACTTGATCTACAATTTGTGGAGTGATGTATTTTGATTCCAATAACCAGGCATATTTTGGTCCTTTTGGAGCATCATCCATCCAGGCATAAGGGAGAGTGCTGTCAATATAAAAAGAGCACTCTCCTCCCTCTTTGACCCATTCAATATACTTTGACTCTTTACCATGAACGGAATATCCTTTGTTTCCATTTGTAAGATGAGTAAAAGTATCTCCGATTAAATTAAACTTTCTTCGCATTGATTTGCTCACTAATCCATGAATAAGTCTTACGAATACCTTCTTCAAGAGATTGAGAGTAATCCCAACCAAGTTCTCTACGGATCACATCGTTATTTGAGTTACGACCACGAACGCCTAGAGGACCAGGAATATGATTCTTCTCAACGGTTTTACCAGAAACTTTAGCGGCAGTATCAACCAGTTGATCAATCGTCACCATCTCTTCAGACCCAATATTTACAGGACCAATAAAGTTAGAATCCATCATACGGCGAGTTGCTTCAATACACTCATCAATATAAAGGAATGAACGAGTTTGTTTTCCGTCACCCCAGACATCAATGGTGCCGCCGTCTTCTGGAAGATATGCTACTTTACGGCAGATTGCTGCTGGTGCTTTTTCTCTTCCACCGTCCCAAGTTCCTTCTGGTCCAAAGATATTATGATACCTAGCAACCCGAACAGGGATCCCGTAATTACGATGATAAGCGAAAAAAAGTCGCTCTGAAAAAAGTTTCTCCCAACCATATTCCGAATCTGGGTTAGCAGGATAGGCGGATTCTTCACGGCAGTCAGGATTGTCAGGATCGAGTTGATTGTGCTCTGGATACATACATGCCGATCCAGAATAGAAAATCTTGGTGCTATTCTTACCCAGACGCTCATTCATCTGGTGTTGCATTTCCAAAACATTCAAGTTAATTGTTGCCGAATTGTGCATGATGTCGGCATCATTATCACCAGTGAATACAAATCCTGCACCACCCATGTCAGCAGCAAATTGATAGATCTCATCAAATGCCTGAATATAACGATAAGGAACTGAATTATAAAAATTACCTCTATCTCCTTTGTACTCAAGAACACGACGAACAAAATCTACATCACGAAGATCCCCAAGAACAAATTCATTCGCTTCGTGTTCTGAATATTCTGGATACTTAAGGTCTACACCACGAACCCAATATCCTTCGGAACGCAGTCTGCGAACCATATGACTTCCAATGAAACCACCAGCACCTAGCACCAGTGCTTTCTTCATATACTGACTCATAAAATCATAAACTCTATAGTATGTATTATACAAAAAAAGAGGGGTCTTGTAAACCCCTCTCGTTAAGCTCAGGCTCGCCACCAATTCTTTGACTGGAAATTGGAAACCAGGCGGGAGAGAGTCCCATCCGCACCAGGGTTGTTAGCGTGTCTCCATCACGGGCATAAGGGGATTGACTCCACCACCTAGTTTGCCTTAACTAGGAAAAGTTGAACTAGTTTTGGTATCTCAATAGCGGCATAAAAACCACATAAGAAAAGAATGTCCCAAAACTTATATTTGATGGCAAAGGGAACGACAAAGACATTCCCAATACACTTCACAAATAAACCGATTTTCATATCTCCCCATAACAGGAAAAAGTAACCTGATAGGAGGAGGATATTACCAATGTATCGGAATACATTAGACTTTGACATAAGGGGTTTGCTCCCGACCAGTACTTTTAAAGACTCTCCGTGTCTTCTTCATCGTCCTTCACATAAGCAGGCACCATATCGGGGTCTAACCAGCAGGTATAGTCGTGGTCTTCCATAGCAGTAATGAGTTGCATCTCATTATCGCAAAGGTACATATCACGATAACGCCCAGTATATGCGTCTACTTTTTGAATACGGCAATCAGGTTTGCCGTTGATTTCAAGAGTGCCGACTTGAACATACCGATAAGGAAAACGCTCAAGCAGAACAGTAGGTTTCCTAACGACTTTCATCAACCAACCTCAACAGACTGAAGATCTTGGTCAATATACTCCATAAGCATTTCGTAGTCGTCAAGGGGGTCACCAGAAAATACGACGCCCTCATTTTCGTAGAAGCGACGGACCTTTTTATAAAGTTTCGGATTCTTTACATCAAGGTAGATTTCCCCGTTAGCAGCAAGTTGAAGAGTGCTAACATCCTTTTTGAACTTTTGAATCAGAGACATTGTTGTGTTTGAATACCTGAATATTATAAGTGTTTGACTTTATGTAGTCAAGTGTGCCAGTCAGGAAACTGGCGAGTCCGGATATTCAGATTTGAACTGAAATTATTCCTGCTCCCAAAGCAGGTGCCATGACCAAGTTAGGCGATATCCGGTTGCGTTGAGTGGTTTTGCCTCCCAACAGAACTAATTATACTACTTCTTGTGCCCCTTGTCAAATGGAGCCCAGTGCTGCCAGTTGTATTTGTGGACTGCCCACATACCCATAATGGGCACAACAATCAAGGCATAACACATAATGCCTAATACTACTTGATTGTTAAGTGCTGCTGCTGCGAAGTGTCCCATTAGATTATAGACATAAAGAACAAGAAAAACCCAAATGCTATAAAGAACCCAAGAATTAAGAATTGTGATCCCATATCAATTCCATTCCTCATAGTATCTTCTAAAATATGAATCAACCTTTTTTAGGTCATCCAAATGAATATCACAGGTGTAATTATTATCATCACACCATTGTAGTGCCATCCAATGAAAATTTTCTTCTCTCATCACTCTCTCAATGCCATAACTTCTGGCAAAGGAAGACATAACAAAATTCCAACACTGACTAGTGTGCTGTTCCATTTCCCTTATAGTCGTCACTATCGTAATAACTTCCTTTCTTTGACCCAACATAAAGAGTAGCAACCACGAATGGAATTGCTAATACAATCAAAAATCTACCAAGCAAATGTGCCATTACATTCCTCCTCCGTTTTTAAATCCAATTAAGTAACCAATAATAAGTCCACACATAAATGCCACAAACATATAGAGCATATGTGAAAAGAAGTCAATAAAGATAAACCATTCTTCAGTCGTCATTTTCTTTCATTAACTCCTCTATACGCCTTCTCATATCAGTCATTTTTTTATTCTCACGCTCACAATGGCGATAACCACGCTGCCCCCTGAATATCATTGTGCCTTGATAAAACATTGTGGCAGCAAAAACCAATAGTAGGACTATGCCTATTATTTCAGGGTAATGTTGAGCCATGGCAGTAATGGTGGAATGACGCCTATGAGTCTTAAAAGTCCTTCAGCAAATAAAGCAAGAACCACCCAACCGACGCACATACTAATGATACTAGCATTACGGTTGTGTCGTCGTATTGCTGCATCTATCATCTCCTTTACTTCACTGCGAGTTACATAATCGTCATCAAAGGGTTCCATCATTTCTCGTCTCCAAGAAACTTTGCCAGAGGGTCTCTTCTGGTCTTTACGATTTCAACTGCTCTCTTATAGAACATATTATCCATGTTCCCAGAGGCTTCAAAAGTCTCCTTGATCTTCACCCAGTTCTCGTAGGTGTGCTGATCCATAGGGTTACGGTTGAATACTACTAGTTATGCTAGTCGGTAGTTTCAACTTGTCAAGTTTGTTAGGGTTTGATGATAGTGTTTAAGGAAATGTTAAATCTTAAATAAAACGGAGAGAGTAGGATTCGAACCAACGGAAGCTTTCACTTCGGCAGTTTTCAAGACTGCTGCCTTAAACCACTCGGCCATCTCTCCAATAAGAACATTATAATACAAAATGAATCAAATGTCAACTACACAATCTTTTTTTACATCTATAAAAAGAAACTTCATCGGAGCATCAGAAAGATTTGCCCCTTCGTGTATATAGTCCATCACTTCATAGACCTTTGGAACTCCTTCTTCCCAAAAGACCTTTTCACCCTGCCAAATCATATAACACTTTTCTCTATCAGGTATCTCCAAAGGAATCTGAATTCTCTTATAAGGTTCCCGATAAATGTTTGGGTCTCTATGAGGTTTTAAAATTGTTCCCGAATCAAAAGAAGAATATCCCGAATAAAGAATATCAGTATTTTGATGAACCTTTACAACTTCATCCGTCATCAATTTTTTTCTAATCGTTACTGCCTTACCAACACCCTTCAACCAATAGTGGTGAATATCAGTATTACAGTATCCTTCTGTCGTTGGTGCTTTTTTAGTTGGAAATTCAGTTTGTTTTGCCCATTCATAAAGAGATTGTAACTCAACTTTAGTGATCATTTACTTAACAATAATAGTGAGTTATAATAAATCATAATATAGAATAAAAGGAAAGTCAAGTGATTCTTCTGCCTCCAAAGAAAAGAACAGAATTTGAAAGACTTCTAAAAGAACTTGGATATAAAGATAGATCTCCAGTTCTACCAAAAGAAAAAAAGATAATGAAGCAAATCAATTATATGTGTAATGATGGTGCGATGGCAATCTATCTTTTCTTCATTCCGTATTATACCAAAAAAAGTTATCTTTGGTTAGAATATTTAGATTACCATAATTCACCAGACATAAAAGAAAGAATTGAATCTCTTGCCCAAAGAATTCATTATGATGAAAAAACAAAACTTGCGGAAATTGGTTGGGAAGCAAAGTACACAAAACAACCTTATGACTTTTCTCTGGAAGATAGAAAGAAAGTATTTTTTAGTTTTCTTAAAGAAGCACAATACTCATTACACAATGGATTTGATTCACTGAATATTAAACCAAATCCAGGAGACATACTTGTAGGTAAACCACAAGGAGTCAAGATCAATCAAGGTTTTACAGATTCATCAATTGAACTTGGCACAAGGCAAAGAGCACTTGTCGGAAAACGATTCGGTCTTGGAAATGTTTATGAAGATGGATTTCAATATGGTAAATATGATGAGAACCTGAACATCATACCAATATGAAAAAAGAATTTAAATCTATAATAACAGAACTGGGTATTGAATCATCTCAAAGAATATATGAATCACCAGACAAAATAACTGTTCGGATTCCAACAGATTATGATCACATCCTATTCTTGGGAGTTGTCTGTGTCATATACAAAAATAAGATGAGTTTTTTGTACAAAGACTTTGAGACTCATAGTGATTCAGAAAGAGTTTTAAACATCGCAAACAAACTTAACTTAAATACTTCTGGAAGAGCAATACGACCTGATTGGCAGATTCAACATTCAACAGACCCAAGATTCTTTACGACAGAAGACAATAAAAAAGTTTTGTCTTACTTCATAAATGGTATTAATAATGTTATTAGAAATGGTGATGGAATAATTACACCAAAACCAAATGATATTTTGATTGGTCTTCCTTGGGATGGATCTTTATTTACTAACATTCACCATCCAAATAATGCCAGAAAAAGATCTGCCCTAAACAAAAAGTTAGGATTTGGTGAAGTTGATCAATATAACTATCAATATGCAGTCTATGATAAGGACCTTAACCTAAACCCTATCTAATTTCAAAATCAAGTCTTCTAACTTTTCTTTGGCGTCTTTCTTCCTGCCACATAATATCTTCTTGTGATAGGATATTCTTTTTATTTTTAGACTGATAAGAATTCAACATAACGACCTGTGATAAGTCAACTGCCGAAACCTTATCACCACGAATTGTTGCCATGTTGGGACAACCACATGTCACCGTTTTATTCTGATGCCCTTCTAACTCCTTACCACAGGAGCGGCATCTTATTTTAATGTTTTCCATTTTCTATTAATAATTATTCAGTAAATGATCTCAACATCCAAACAAACTTTCCATGTGCTTCGTTTAAATCATCAAGTAGATTAACAGTTCCTCTTGACTTTTGATTATCTGCTTCTACTGCAGCAGCATCAAGCATACTAATAATCTTCTTATGATCCTCAAGGAGATCACGAATCATTTCCATTTCGGAAAGATTGGATTTTGCTTCGGAGACACCAGAAACTTCTAGAACTCTTGACAATGAACTAATGGGTTTAATTGACAAGAATCTCATGTGCTCTGATACACGATCAACCTCTTCTTGTATTTCCTGGTATTGCTCACCAAACAAATCATGGATCTGTTTAAAATCAGGTCCAACAATGTGCCAGTGATAAACCCAAGTTTTTTGGAACAGCAAGAAAAGAGATGCTTGTGTATCAGAAAGTAGTTTATATAGAGTTTCCATTATACTCTTTTTTGAGTATTTATAATGGGCGATACTGGAATCGAACCAGTGACTTACCACTTGTAAGGAGGCCACTCTACCGCTGAGTTAATCGCCCTTATGTACACATTGTAGCATATACTCTACGGTTTTGGCAACATCTTCCATTGCTAACCGCAGGTCTTCTCTTTGTCCAGATTCTTGCCTACAAACAGGGCGTCGGTCATCAACAAGAGTCCAACGCCACTGGTTCATATCAGCACAATACCAGAGATTAATTTTCATTCTTGTAATATTCCAGTTTGATCCAGTTTAAAAGAGCATAAGTTTCTGGTAGTTCTGACTTATGATCTTGGTAGTCAGTATCAGTTAACATATTCTCTTTTTCATAAAACTCAATTTCACTAGAAAGATAATCAATATAATGATTAATAGCAGTGATCGCAAGTTGCCTATCCCGTTGCGAAATAAGAGACATAAAACTCCTAACTCGTTAATGATACTACAATAAAAAAGGGGGTTTTGTCAACCCCCATTGTTATATTATGTAGTTAAGTTATCAGAAGGAATAACGGACCTTCAGTTCACCACCGAGAGCGAACACTTCACTATCAAAACCATACTCACCAGCAACTTTTGCTTTGCCAGTCAGGTTTCCAGCGATGGGGAAGTTCACACCAACTTCACCAACACCAACAGCTTCGTTGGTGCCACCATTGTTCCACTCATAACCAGGACCGATTTCACCGAATACGGTTACACCACCAGTCTTCTGCTCATAACCAGCACGAAGTTCGGTTTGAGCACCGGTGAAATCACCACCATCGCTGATAGTACCAGCAGCAGTGGTCTTGCTTTCAACATAAGGGCCAGCGAACGCAGCGGTGGCAAGGAAAGGAGCAGCAGCAACAGCTGCGATTGCGGATTTAAACATAATAGTACCTCTATATTTTCTCGCAGAGTTATACCTGCGGATGTAAGGAGAACCGACATTCTCCGTTTGATTCAGTGACTCAACGAGTATTTGAGGTCTTATCACCTGAATGTATGTATTTTAACATTCTCTTTAGATTTTTGTCAAGGGGGTGGAAAACCGAACTTTATAAGCGAAAGACGAGATTCGAACTCGCAACAACCTGCTTGGAAGGCAGGGACTCTACCGTTGAGTTACTTTCGCAGGCGGTGGGAGATTTCTCTCCCAAACACTACCCACACGGAAGGGATTATAAGACGGAGTTTTATTTCCGTCAAGCCCCCGACTGGATTTGAACCAGCGACCAATGGTTTACAAAACCATTGCTCTACCACTGAGCTACAAGGGCGTGGCTCCGAGTGTCAGAATCGAACTGACCTATAACAAATTAACAGTTTGCTCCCGCACCTTGCGGGCTACTCGGAATAAGGAAACATAAAGTTTCCAACAGGCTCACTAGGAATCGAACCTAGAACAAGTGCTTAGAAGGCACGGGTTATATCCATTTAACTATGAGCCCCTGTTGACCTTCTTATTATACTACTCCTTTGGGCAGTCGTCAACCCATACGGCACAGATTCTCATTTCTCCACCAAGCAGTCTCTGTGCCTCACTGCCGTCTGGTGGTTTCTCAACATACTTTTGTTTGTATTTTCTATCATAATCGGAAATAATCCGATCATACTCGGGTGTGACCTCATCAATTGCTCTGGTTACATCTCTAATGACTCTTCTTTCAGTCTTCTCTGGGTCTTGGATAATGAGTTCGTTGAGAATACCAAGTGGGAAATATTTTCTTTGTAACTCATCCAACATATCCCAGAGTTTTGTTTCACTGATTCCAGTAAATGTTGAAAGTGCTGCGATAAGAAGTGAAACGATAATACTGACTTTTATTATCTCTCGTTTATCTGGTTTTTTCTTACCAAACTGAAAGTTAATCATAAGGGAGAGTAAGCAGCACTCTCCCTATTTATTCTATTGTATCAAACCTCTACCTTGATCAGTCGGTTGGCATAATCATGAGCATACGAAGTGCGAGCACCATGATGCCCCCAACCAATCCAACTATACGCATAGTCCATGTAACGATTGATAGACTTACCAGGAGTTTTCATCCTGTCTTCAATTCGTTGCCATTGAACTTCAGTCGTCAGATAACGAAGTTGCGTGTGTAAGTCTGATGGTTTCCCACCATACTTATTAGCAAAAGCACCCAATCCATAATAACGGTTGGCAGATGTCCATTGAATCAGTCCGTAACCGCCGCCGCAGTTACTCCAACTGGTTCTACTACCACCTTCACAAATGTTAGGAACAAAAGTTGATTCCTGTCTAATATTGCCCATGATGGTAGCAAGGGCGTTTCTGTCTTTAATACCACGATCCTGGAAGTATGCCAGGGTAGCATTCTCTTGTTCATTACACCCTTTACAAATTAACCTTGTCTCTTTAGGTTTTTCGGGAGCAACCTCTTTGGTCGCTGTCTTCTCATCTACAAGATTCAATTGTTCTGTTGTAAAAGGCGGGGGAGGTCCCTGCATCTTGTAGTTGACGAATGGCAGTGTTGCCGCATTGGTTGTAACCGTTGCCAGGAGAGGCAGGGCTACTGTAAAGAAATTTTGCATTAACTCCGATTGAACTCTACATCCGAATAGAAGGGGGGTATACCACAACCATCTCTGGGGGCACCTTCCTCGGCTCTAAATGTCACTTCAATGACTCATAATAAAAAACCCAACTTTTGGTTGGGTCTAAACATAATAAGTTACTATTTAGATTTTGTCAAGGATTCAATTTTAAAAGTGGTCTCGCTAAATACTTTTAGTGTTTATCACAATTCAAATGAAAAGACTATTTCTAGCCTTTTCGTTATTCCTAACAAGTCCAGTCTTTGCAGGGGAAATCACCCATAAGATTGTTGATTCGGTACAACTGACTGTTGACGGTGCTGCTTCTGCCGCCACCAGAATCGGTTCTTCATATGCCGTAACTGGAAGCAACATTTCCGCCACAACTTTCGGTGGTCTTACTGCCCCCGCAAGTGCCACTGCTGCTGCGACTCAAATTCAAGGTGCTTATGATGTAAACACCGCTGGTCAAGCATTCAGTTTCTCTGAATCCTTTACTGTTGGAGATG